AGGTCTCGACCGAGGACGGCGACAACTTCGTCAAGAACATGGTGACGATCCGGGCTGAAGAGCGCCTGGCGCTCGCCGTCCACCGTCCCGAAAGCTTCGTCTACGGCGGCTTCTAAGCCGTCCGTCCGCAGCGTGGAGGCCGCTTCGTCGGCCTCCACAATCTAGGAGATATCCGACATGCCCAAGGTCAAGGCGCTGAAGTCCTTCAGCGGCGAGGAGGGCTTCGTGAAGGCGGGGCAGGAGATCACGATCTCTTCCAACCGCCATGCGGCTTTGGCGGCCAACGGTCTCGTGCCGAAGCCGAAAAAAGCTGGGATGCCTGAGCCCGCTGAGAAGGTTTCGGGCCTGACCAACGGGTCGGTGACCCGCCGCTCCCGCAAGCTCACCGGCTGACGCCGGCAACCCCTACGCATCATTCATTTGGAGATCGACCATGCGTCGTTTCAAAGTGCTACTCACCACTGCGGCCGATGGGTCCGCCATCGGCTACACCCCGCGCCTGACGGGCGAGGTTCACAGCATCCAGTACGTGAAGACCGACTTCGCCGATGGCGTTGACTTCACCGTCACGGCCGAAGCTACGGGCGAAAGCATCTGGACGGAATCCAACGTCAACGCCTCCGCTGTGCGCTATCCGCGTGCGCCGACCCACACCCAAGCCGGTGTCGCCTCGCTCTACGCGGCCGGCGGCACGCCCGTTCAGGCTCGGGTCGGCGTGGCTGCCGACCGGGTCAAGAACGTCGTCGCTCAGGGCGGCAACGTGAAGAGCGGCGCAATCCACGTTCTGGTGGCCTAAGTCGTGTCCGTCGCTGTCCTCGAACCGCCGGAGCCTTTCCTCGACCTGGATGTCGTGAAGACGCACCTGCGTGTCGAGGGCAGTGGCGAAGACGCTCTGATCGAAGCCTACATTGCCGCCGTCTGCGCCCATCTCGATGGCGTGGACGGTTGGCTCGGCCGCGCGATCGGTGACCAGCTCCTGGAGCTGCGGCTCGCCGGCTTCTGCGCCGCTGAGATCCCGTTGCCCTTCCGGCCGGTTCAGGAGGTCGCGGCGATCGACTACACCGACGCCGATGGCGCTGAGCAGACCGTGGCCCTCGACGGCTACTGGCTGGATGGCCATGTGGTCCGCCTGGCCTCGGGCAAGTCGTGGCCGTCAACTGGCAGCGAGGCGAACCCGGTTCGCCTCCAGTACCGCGCCGGCTACGTCGAGACGCCAAAGGCGATCGTGGTCGCTGGGCTGATGCTGGTCGGCGACCTGTACACCAACCGAGAAACAGCAACCGCAAGCGGTGGGGCCATGGCGCTGAATATGGGCGCGAGTGCTGAGATGCTGCTGTCTCCCTTCCGTGTCTGGGATCAGTGAACCATGGCTAAACCAACTGGCGCAGGTGATTTACGGGCGCGCTTCCGCTTTGAGCGGCGGGTCGCCTCTGATGACGGCTATGGAAACGCCGAAGGCGGGTTCGCTGATCTTGGCATTGAGCGTTCCGCCAAGAAGACCCCAACGCGCGGCGGTGAGGGTGTGCAGGCCGCGAGGGTCGCGGGCCAAGCGCTCTATGACGTTTGGCTGCGATACGGCCCTGAAGCGCGAAGCCTCACGACCGACGATCGCGCGGTGGAGCGCGTCCCGGGTCCCGGCGGCGAGTGGGTCGACGGTGAAACCTTCAACATCCGCTTTGGCCCTGAAGACATGGACGGTGATCGAAAGTGGCTGCTGCTGCAAGTCGAGGGCGGGGTGGCGACGTGATCGGTACGGGCGCCACGGTGTCGGGACCACGGGAGCTTGATCGCCGCTTTCGCGAACTACGTCAGCAGATCCAAGCTTCGGATGACGCGGTCATGCAGGCCAACGCCGAGGAGATGGCGAGTACCGCTGAAGCCGCAGCGCAGAAAGTCACCGGCAAGCTCAAGGCGACGGTCCGCGTGATCACCAAGGAAAAGAACGGCCGGAAGTACTTCCTGGTAGTCGCGGGCGGCCGGGGTACGCGGCGTGACGTGAAGACTGGAAAGCGGAAGTTCTTCGATTACGCCCGCGCTAATGAATTTGGCACGCAGAATGCGGCGGCTGAGCCCTTCTTCTTCCCCACCTATCGCCGCCTCAAGCGTCGGTTTCGCTCGCGCATCAGCGCCGCGCGGCTTCGGATCATTAGGGCCTTCAAGCTATGATCGATCCATCGCTTCCCCTTCAGGCGGCTATTGTCGCGGCGCTCAAGGGTTCGGACGAACTGACCGCCTTGATCGGTGGCCGCGTCTACGACGACGTTCCGGCGGCGCCTGTGTTTCCCTACATCAGTCTGGGGCCTGACGACGTCAACGACGATCCCGACCAATGCGTCGGCGGCGCTGAGGTCTTCCCGCAGGTCAACATCTGGAGCCGCGCCAAGGGCCGGGTCGAGGCCAAAAGGATCGTGGCGCTTTGCGCTGTGATCCTCGACGCGCCGCTCGTCGTGGAGGGCCACGCTGTCACGATCCATCAGATCACGCGCAACCAGGTCCTCTGGGACCCAGACGGCATGACCAAACACGGCATCCTGGTTCCGCGATACGTCACCACCCCGGTCTAGCCGGCCCTACCTCCATTTCCCCGCTCGCGATCGTCGAGCCTTGCTCTGTGTGAAAGGCCACACCGATGTCCGAACCCGTTGTCTTCGAAGCCCAGTACATCCTGTTGAAGATCGGCGATGGCGCTGATCCGGAAGTCTTCGCTCACGACTGCCTGATCAATCTCAACCGCTCGGTCAGCATCACGGCGAGCATGGTCGAGCAGACCATCTACGACTGCACCGACCCGACCGCGCCAGGCACGGTTTACCGGATCAAGGACTCGGTCAGCCTGAGCGCCTCCGGGACCGGCAAGACGCACAAGACCTCGCTGCTGAAGTACGTTCAGTGGGCGCTCACTCAGGGCGCCAAGAACGTCCAGATTGAGATGGGCGGGCAGGGCGGCGTGCGCATCGAGACCCAACTTCACCTCACCGAGTTCACGCCAGCCGAGGGCGAGCCCAAGAACTACGCCTCGGCGAGCATGAGCTTTGCATCGAACGGCGCGATCACCGCCGAGACGATCGCCTAATGGGCGACGTGCCTGGGATCGTCCTGGCCTTCGGCCCGGCGCGCTTCGAGTTCCTGTTTCTGAGCAGTCAGTGGCAGGAACTGCAGCGTGTCCTGGGCCTGGGACCTTGGGAGGTCGAGCTTCGACTGATCGGCGGCAAGTGCACCGAGCGGGAGCTTCGTGAAACCATCCGTATCGGCCTTTGGGGTGGCGGTCTTTCGGTCGCGGAAGCCCTGGACCTCTCGGGGTCGTACGTCGGCGCAAAGCCGGGCGATCTTGGCCCCGCCCGGCTAACGGCCATTTCCGCGATCAGCTATTCGCTGCACGGCTTGGACGATGAACTTTCGGGGGAGTCTCCGCCGCCGGTGGACGGGAAGACTCAGCCGAGTCCCCGCCGGACGGCAAAATCCCGTGGGGCAAAATCCTCAAAGCCGCCGGGGCAGTCGGCCTGACGGCGCGACACGTTGGTCGACTGACCATCGTCGAGAGCTTGCTGCTCTTACAGGGCTGGCGCGACGCCCACTGCGCGCCAGAAAAAACCCAGGCAGCCGCCCCAACGGACGAAGAGTTCGAAGCGGCGATCGCCGAAAGCGCTCGGAGACAACGACATGGCCAATGAAGGCGGAGAAGCCGCGCTCGTCGTCCGCCTCGAAGCCCGCATCGCGGCTTTCGAGCAGCAGATGAACAAGGCCGTTCGCGCGTCCTATGGCGCGGCGTCGCGCATCGAGAAAGCGTTCGCCGCCTCGAACGACAACATCGTGCGTAAGACGAAGGGCGGGTCTGGCTTCAGCAAGGCTTTGACCGCGGGCCTCGACGAAGTTCGGGGCTCGCTCGGTCAAACCGCTGGATCTGTCCCCGTCCTCGGCGCGGCATTTGGCGCGTTGGGCATCCTGGGAACCGGCGTACTCGCCGGCCTGGCCGTGGCGTCCAATCGGGCCTTGGAGGCTATGGAGTGGGGCGACGCGCTCCAGACCCAGGCCGACAAGCTGGTGGTCACGGCCGAGGCGCTTCAGGAGTACCAGTTCATCGGTGATGAGGTGGATGTCTCCAACGAGGCCTTGGCCAAGGGGTTTGAGAACCTCAACGCTTCGCTCGGCGCGCTGAAGACCGGGGTGGGCGACGCTAAGATCAAGAAGGTCCTGGTGGCGCTCGGCCTTACCAAGGCCGACCTTAAAGGTGTCAGCGATGCCAGCGAGTTCTTCCCGATCCTGGCTGACCGGATCGGCAAGGTTGGAACGACGGCCGAGCAAGTCTCACTCGCCAAGAAGCTAGGCATCGAGGATCTGCTGCCGATGCTGCGACTCGGTTCGGACGGCTTGGAGGAACTGCGCGATCGGGCACATGAACTCGGCTTGGTGCTCGACAACGAGACGGTGCAGTCGCTGGCGGATGCAGATCGGCAAATGGAAC